ATTATCACTCCTTATCACTGTTATTTTTCAACTGCTCCAATGCTTTTTTGAGGAAGTCAGGCAAGGGAACACCCAGTTTTCCGGCATTTTCGAGGATGGAAAGCCCCTCATTGGCAAGGAAGAACCCGACCACACCGGAACGGAACATAGACGAACCACCCCCGAAAACTTGTGTGTCGAGGAAATGCCCGACAGTCACCAAAACCAGAATCATGCATTTTTTGACCAGCCCCCAGAAACCGACCTCCGAGGAGAGCCGTTTTTCCTTGTAGGCAATCACGACCCCCGAAACATAGTCAAGCACCATGAACACCAGCAAAGCCGTCAGAAGTCCATCCAGACCGCCCCAGAAGAAGCCAGCCAGCCCGAAAAGCTCCGCAGACAGCCATTTCCAAAAATTGCAGTCCATCAATATCACTCCTCCACATCAAACCAGATAGTCACATTTTCGGGTTGATGTTCCGTTTCAACAAACAAGAAATTCCAGCTGTTGGCATTTGTCCCGATTGCAACAGTGCCGTCAAAAGTGTAAGTTTCTCCGCCATAAAGGGGAGCATCCAGCGTGATGTAATACTTTTGCGCCACGGAAAGGGCATAGGTTGTCATAGTGTCCCCAACTTCCAGTTGCATTTCGTAATCACTGGAGACCATGGAAGCGTTTTTCTCACGTGTGACGGTGGTGGTACGGAGAAACGCAGTCCCCGCCGGAACGGTGAACGTACGGCTGCACCGAGTACCATACGGCACAACAGACCCCTCGGAAATCGGCGCACTGATAAAGTTTTTGTTCGCATCATAGGCGCAAACCGTGATAATGCGTGCGTACGGATAGCCGGACGGCATAAAGGAGAACGTGAGCTGTGAAATGCCTGACGGAATGGGAATGAACCCACAAGACACATAGTTTTCCGGTGATTGGTGTGTGATTGCACCAGTATCATCCAAATAGCCGTATTCGTCCGCCGTGACACGATACCCCCAGAGGTTTTTGTTGAGCATGGCAACGGTAATCCTGTATTTGGACGTACCCGAAACCAAATCCCCGACCCCTCCGGAAGCTCCCGAAATGGTGTAGTTGGTAAGGCTTGTACCAGTCGTATAGAAGGCGAGAGGAGGAACACCGGACAGCTTGCCTTTTTCCGGTTCCGGCTCAGGCGGGTAAACGTGAGTACCCCCCGTGCCGTAAGTTTCGGTAGAAGTGCCGGTGTGGTCTGATGCACTGCCAGTCCCCCAAGATTCCGCTTCAGACATGAGCAAGCCATTCTGAAAATAAGCCGCATTTCGATACCACGACCATCCCGAAACATACTCAATCGTTTTTTTAGTCAACTGTAGTTGACCATTGACGAGGGTTGCATCAGTCACAACCTCGATGGTGGAAGTCGAAAGCGAAATATCCCCCACGTAATTGAGATAGCCGGTAGCTCCTCCGGACAGCTTAGAAAGTTTTCGTTCAATCGCATAACAGTGATTTTGAACATCTTTCCGGACTTTGTCCGCCTTGGAGAGACTGACACCGCCTAACCCCCTGTAAAGTTGAGTCATTGCCCGAGAATCTCCACCACAACACATGATAGTCTGACCGCCATTGAGCGACCAGCAAATTTTTGTAATAATGCTATCATGTGTGTAAATGTTTGTAGTATCATGTACACGGTGATGAATGAGGACTTTCTGCCCCAAATGGAACGTGTGCGCCCCGTGAACCGTGCATTTAAAGGGGCTGACCAGATACCCGAACCCCTGCTGTACGATTTCCGCCGGACGGTGAAAAGCATAGTAAAAGTTTTGAGTAATGCGGTTCAAAAAGTCCGTCCCGCTCCGTCCCTTTTCGATTTCATTCCGATAAGAGCCATTGATAAAAGGATTATCTTCCACCACAATGTCAAACATACCCGCCGTGCTGTAATCGACTGGAGTAATACTGTAGTGATACCACTCTGAAGAGCCGTCATCTCCCTGCGCAACGGTTTTGACATCCCGCATATAGATGTTGTAGTCAGCGTATTCCTCCGAGCCATATTCAATCTCATTCGCCTGAATTTCCGCCGCTCCCCATTTAGGTTCTGCAAACTGCCCTAAAGTGAGGTAGCCATTCGCCGGATTGGTGTAAACGAACCCGAAAGAGATTTCCGCTAGATAGCGGTAAAAATCCCGAGGGCAATCCGTTTCGCCCTCCCCCTCCGGTGCAAAAATGCCGAAATAAATGTCATGGTTGCAAACATCCAGATAAGTCCCATCAGGCAGAATATTCCCATTCCGGTCATAATTCCACCACCATACCATATTTTGGATACCAGTTGTTAGCGCACAAAGCCGATTGACAACCCCTGTCAAATTGTTTTCGTTCATCCAGCCCTGCGCATATACAGCATAAGAATCATCAAAATAATTGATAACTCGTTTCACGACTTCATTTTCGGAGTCGGTGAAAGAACTGGTATCTGTCCAGATAATGGCATCATGACAAGCCAGCGTGAAAATCCGCCCGACACGTCCCACAACGTTGGTGACAAAGAAAACTCCAATGTCCCCAGCAAGGGAGGAATGTAAATATACTTTACAACCCCTGACATTAAAAGTCGTATAGGGGGGCGGTATTTTCACAACGAGGTTGAGCGTCGCAGAGAAAACCCCGCCGATGTTGAAACAGTCGTCATTTGTGCATTGTCGTTGAGAATTCGCCGAAACTACGTTAGAATTGTCCAACGTTAGGAATGTTTCCCATGTGTTAGTAGCAAAATTATACTTTTCCATTCTCCCCGAAATGATTTCAGTCAAAATCATAATCCGCTCACCACCTGAACCGGAACACGCACCCGACAAATGTCGGCTTTTTCGCTGACCAGCTCAACAGAGATTCCGCCAGTCAGATAACACCCGATACTCGTCGTGAAGTCCGCATTCCCCACAATATTAACCCCCGTGAAAGTCAGTTCGGCGGAACTTGCATAAGATGAAAGTTTCCTTGCATCTGCCTGACTGCATTCGAGCAAAATTTCCGTGGTATTTGTCGCATTGACAGCAGTGTACACACATGGCGAACCGTCCGCCATGGTGTACGTTTTCAGGATGGGTACAGACTGAAATTGAACGTCATTCAACTGCTTAAATTGGTTTCCAACTAGCGTGTTGTCCGCCGTATAAATCGCAACATTTCTCAAATGAAACCGCCCCCACTTCTCATATTTTCCAGCTGAATTGCAGAAATGACAGCAGTCTGAATTTGTTCACCCTCGATGTAAACCGGAATGATAATATCCCCCTGCTGTGAATTTTTTTGATTGTTTGTAGTAGTGTTGTTTGTTGTTTGTTGATAATAATTATTGACAACCTGAGAAGTCGGGCTACTTTGAACGAGGTTCGCAGACTTAGCACTTTGCAATCGAAAAGCCTGCAAAGCATTTTCATCAATCAATGAAATTTGTGGGAAGTCGGGAAAATCAAAGTCAGGAAAATCAAATTCTGGCTTGAAACCGCTTGACAGTTCACTTGAAATTTGTTCCATGTCGGGAAGATTGTCTTGCAGTCCTTCACCAATGCCAAGCCCCAGATATTTACCAATCTCATCACGCATCAGCCTTGACGGCGAATGAATACCGAAAAAGTCGGCAATACCACCAACAAAGCCCTCTCCCCATTCTGTCAGCTTGTTGCCAATATTGGAAAGTCCGTCAACAATTCCTTGCAGGATGTTTCCACCAAGTTCTCCCCAGTTAATATCTGTAATGGTAGTCCAGATTTTATCAATGAGTTCTGTTGTACCCTCAACCGCCAAATCGTACATTCCCTTGATGCCTTGCAAAAGGAAAGAAATAATATCTTTCCCCAATTGATTCCAATCTTGATTTTTGATTTTTTCGAGGAATTGTGTCGCTAAAAATAAGCCTTCTGCAATCAGTTCGGGGAGCATTTCCCCTAAACCTTGAATCAGCATCGTCAGAATCTGGATTCCGATGGAAATGAAGTCTTTTGCATGATTGCTAAGAAATTCCACCAGCATATGAACGATTCTCAAAGCCGATTGCAAAATCAAGTCGAGCTTGCTCAAAAGCCCCTCTGCCAACTTCTCAATAATTTGGACGCTCATTTCAACGATTTGCGGTAAGTTCGATAATAAGCCATTTATCAAAACTTCGATAATCCGAAACGCACAATCAAGCAATGGTTCTAGGTTCTCGATAATGAAATTCACGAACATATCCACCAACTGCAAGGCACAATCAATCAGCAACGGCAGATTTTCCAGAATCGCCGTTACCAACTGCATCACAAGCGACACGGCACATTCTACTAACAAAGGAAGATTTTCCATGATAGCTGTCAGAAGTCCCTGCAAAATCTGAAAACCAGCATCCAATAAAAGTGGGATGTTTTCGAGAACCATTTTGACAAAATCAGAAATCAATGTCACCGCCGAGCTGATAAGCAACGGCAAATTTTCCATGATACCAGCCAGCAAAACATTGACAATGTCAAGCCCGACTTGAATTAGTTCAGGTAAAAAGTTCATCAAACTAGAAAGCAGTTTGGAAGTCATGACCGTGATAGTCTTGAATAATTTGGGTAAGGTTTTCACAATTCCCGAAACTAATTGAACAACAATTTCCGCTCCAATTTGCACAAGTCCAGAGAGGTTATCCATGAGAAGTCCAACAGCATCAGTAATCAGACTGACTACCATCCCCAACAGTTGAGGTAACGCATTCACAATCCCATTCACCAGATTGAGGACAATTTCTGCACCAATTTGCAAAAGTTCGGGAATGCTGTTCATAAGAACTCCCATGAAATCAGCAAGCAGATTGACTGCCATTTCAAGTAATTGGGGCAACGCTCCAACAATGCCAGCAGCTAATTGAAAGATAATTTCTGCTCCAACTTGCAACAAATCCGGAACGGTGTTCATGATGCTTTCTACAATAGCTTCAGCAGTTTCAATACAAGCTGTAAAAAGTTGTGGTAATGCACTAATAATGGAATTAACTAAACTCATAACAACAGATTCTGCCACTTCCAGTAAATCTGGTAAGTTGTCGCTGATACCAGTCAAAAACGCATCAAACAGCATTGCACCAGCATCCAGCAATGCCGGAACAAGCACAGACACGGCATTTACAAGAACCTCACCGATACTTCCAGCAGTTTGGAGTAATGCACCAATTCCAGAAACAAAACCTTCACAGAATTTTTGAATCAGTTCCGCGCCCGTTTGGGCAAAAATCTGAATACTCATGGAAAGATGTTTCACGATTCCAGAAACGATATTTTCCGCCAATTTCGCAGTTTCAGAAACATCAACAGAATTGAAAATATCAATGAAATTATCAATCAAACTCATTCCAGCATTCAGGAGAGCCGTTCCGTTTTTGGTGAAATTGGTAATTAATCCATGAATCAATGTACTTGCAAAGGCTAGAAATTTTTCAGAATTGCTTGTAATTCCAGTAACAAGAGCCTGAATCAGGCTTGCACCAGTTTCCACGAATTGCCCGAATACTCCAGAATCCGAAGATTGAAACATCTCTGAAAGTGCTGTTTGCAACGCTGGTAATGCTTCCACTACACCAGAAATGACATTCTCAATCAAGAGTTTTCCCTGATTTTTGAGAGAACGCAGATGATTAGAAATGGCTTTTTGAAGGGCATCTACAATATCGCCTGCACTGTCAATCATTTTCGGCAATGCTTCAATCAATCCAGAAATCATATTTTCTGTGGCTTGCCTGAAAATAACATTTGAATGTGAAACAGTATCACCAATATTTTTGATACCGTTCTGAATTACGCTCAGAATGTCAAGACTGTTCACCACATCAAACACAGCATCTACTATTTTTGTGACACCCGTTACAATGTCTGGAATACCTTTTGTAATACCGTCAACAACAGTTGACAAGATGTTCGGCAAAACCGATTTTGCGGAATCCGTGAGCCAATTCAAAAGAGAATCCAGACTTGACTTGACTTTGTTTTCTGCTTCTGGAATGCCATTCAGCATATCAAAAAAGCCCTTTGTCAAGTCCAGAAGAGCCGGAGCGACATTGTTTGTGATAGTCTGCACAATGGCACGGAACGCAGGTTCAAGCCCTTCATAGAGGGCATTTTTGACGGCATCCATTGCAGAGGATAAGGATTTCACGTCACCTTCCAGATTATCATTGAGAACTTTCGCCATTTCCTCAGCAGAGCCTTCACAATGAGAAAGTTTGCTTTCAAAGTCCCTGATGGAATCAGTGCCAGCGTTCAAAACAAGGTTCATACCCTTGATGGAATCCGCCGTGAAAACAGCGGATAAAGCCGCCGCCTTTTGGGTGTCACCCATTCCGGCAGTTGCCTTTTCAATGTCCGCCATAATGTCAATCATATCACGGTAATTGCCGTTAGCATCAGCGATTGCAATGGTCGTGCCATTGATGGAAATAGCTCCGTCTTCCATTTTGTTGTTGATGTCACGCATCACCGCCGAAAGAGCTGTGCCAGCTTCCGAACCTTTCAAGCCTTGATTTGCCAACGCTCCGAGGATAGAAACAACGGTATCCATTTGCTGACCGCTTGCATTCATGTTAGCGGCACAGTTTTTGAACGCATCCCCAAGCATTTGTACATTCGTGTTAGAATTTGCCTGTGCAAATGCCAATTTATCTGAAAATTCCGCCGCCGTCAAGGCTTCTCCAGTGTAATCACTCACAGATTTGGAGAAAGCCGACATATAGTCTGTTACCATGTCGGAAGCCTGAGCGAGACCCATACCGGAAGCGGCGGACAAATTCAAAACCCCCGGAAGTGCAGAAATGGATTTTTCCGCATCCCATCCAGCCAGAGCCATGTAACCGAGTGCATCCGCACATTCTGACATAGAAAATTGAGTTGTCGCTCCGAATTGTTCAGCGGCATCTTTCAGGCTTTTGATTTGTGCTTCCGTAGCACCTGCGGCATACTGAAGGCTAGCGACATTTGACATAGAATTTTCAAAAGCCATGCCCACATCAAGTGCATCTGTGACAATGGATTCAAATCCATTCCAGCCAGTGAGCTGATTCAATGCATCTAATGCACCGCTAGCCAATCCAGACAACGCTCCGCCGATGGCATCCATGCTTTTTTTAGCAATGTCGCCTAAGCCGTCAAGCCCGATTTTAAAACCAGTTTTATCAATGGCAGTATCAAATTTTAATGTACCATCAAAAGCCATTTTCTCACCTCATCCCCAAAGCATAGCACCAAGCTGAAATTCTTCCTCTTCCTCAGTCAGATAGGGAATTGCAATTTCACGCTGGATTTTTGCAATTCGTTGCCGTTCGGATTTGTCACAAATTTTGGCAAGATTTGCCCCACGGTAAGCAATCCGCCTTGAACATATACTCTCATCTGGAAGAGCAGAAAACAAACAGCGAAATTCCCACCAGTGCAGATAATCCAAATGCACCAAATCAAGCCCGTAATACCGCCGAAAATCTCCCATAATGTATTTTCCGTCGATGCGCCAATCGAACAAAGGCGGTTTTTTGACAACTTCCTGTTCGTTCTCTGATTCTGGCTGAAATGGGTGTAATTCCAAATCGTCAGCCCGATAGAACGAAAATAAAGCCTCAATCAATTCCTGATAATTGACTGAAACATTCTCAGCAAGTACCCATTGTAACATACAAAAAACTTTCTCTTGTTCGGTCAGCTCCCGACTTGCGACCATATCCGCAAAGCGAAACCATTCCCGAAAATCCGTTACAATCGGAAATTCCTGCTCTCCAATCGTGATAGTTTCGGGAAAAGGTTCATAAAAAACGTTAATCATTTTCTATTTTGCTTGCGTTTAGCTGGTGTGAATTTTTTCAGTTTTTCAAGAGTATTCTGCTTTTTGATGCCAGCTTGATTAAATTGATTCTGAATAAATTCGCCGAAATCTAAAATGACTTCATCGTACAAATCCGCATTCATGGGGATGTGTTCAAAAAGTTTCTCTGCCGTTCCTTCTCCAAAAACACGGTCATAAAATCGGCGGTGCATCTCACAATAGGAACGAATCTGTACAGAAAGTTTCCCTTTTTTGGGGCGTTCTTCATCTTCTTGCTTCAAGAGTTCGGTAGCATTTTCATAACGTTCCATACCCTCTAAGTCTTGCATATCCAATAAAAACGAATTTTCGCCGATTTTCCAGTATTTGTAATCTTCCATTGAAAAATCTCCTTTACCAAACAGGGGCTTTGAAATCAAAAACCCCTGTTTTCAGATATTTATTTTCGATTAAAAATCAGGGATTGCCAGTGCCTGTTCCGTTAGCAGTTTCAGTGAAAGTGATGGTCTGCCAGTTGTCGGAGCTGGTAGCAGTACCCATGACTTTTTCACCCTGTGCCTTGAAATTTCCAGAATAGGTATAAACATTGATGTCGTCGCCTTCACCGTCGGGAATGACAGAATAATCACGCTGAATAGCCGAACCGTCATCAATATCAACCACAATCAGAGTACGCACGGCATCAGCACCAATTTTTTCATTGTCGGTAATATCGACAATATCGTCATGAACCTTATTTCCATCGTGACGGTCAAAGTTGTACGGAATCTGCGGAGCATAGCCCATAATGTCACTACGCTGAAAATCCTCATCAACGTACTGCCTGCTGTATTCCTGCGGATTCTTATTCTGCGGAAGGCTGGTAAAGCCTGTCATTCTGTAAAAAGTTGTCGTAGTAACCCCTTCGACAGTCTTGGAAACACCATAGAACGGGAGTTTCTTGTGTCTGCTTTTCAAAGTTCCAATATCATTTCTCATAAAAATCACTCCTCATAAACTAAGCGTAATTGAATTTGATAGCGTGCTGTATTTGCATCAGCACTAAAAAGATAGGCTTTTGTCGTTGTCTCGATGAAAACGGCATTTCTGCCATCCAAATCCGGCAAAACGTCATTGAGATTATTTCTCATAATCCAATCTTCGAATTTCTCGTAAAATCCTAGATTTGCGATACATTCGAGAACGTCCGCTCCATAAAATTCCCGACTGCCGAACACAAACAGAAATTGTTTGAGGCAACCGCCGTCCGTGTAACGCTTGTAAATCGGGTCACATGGAACGGAATCCACCGTGTATTCAATGCCTTTACTGCCTAAATAGTCCACCATCAGACAGCCGTCTTTCAGCTCCGGAAACTGCATGATATAATCACGCAGGCACTCAATTAAGGGTTTCACTTGAAATTCTTCACTCCTTCCAGAATTTCCTTTTTGTGGTCTGCCTTCATCCGTTCAAACCAGAGCTTTCCACGCAGTCCAGTGATACCGCCGGAAGCCTGCAAACCCTCTTTCCCACGTCCGGAATTTTCGTAGTACTGTTTTCGGGCGTAGGGAGCTGTATATTCGACAACTCCCGAACCTAATACAGTTCCCGAAATGCCGGACTTTTTCAGCATACCAGTGTCAAACGGCACATAAGGGTCAGACAGTCGCAGGACTTCACTGTCAATATATTGTTGAGCCTGACTGAAATTCTTTTCAGCGTTTTCTTTGAAATTCGGGTCAAACGTGATTCCAGTAAAATGAATCATACCGCACTCACCTCCAAATGCTGAACTCTCTTTGAACCATAGCGGAAATCTTTCACCTGCATGACGGTAAAAGCCGTTTGTGGCGGTTGTTCTTCTTCGCAGAGTCCGCAGACAATTCTATCGTCTTTTTTCGGGATGTAATCCGAAATGGATTTTGCTGGAATCATGCAGAAAACTCCATTTTGTGGGGAGCGGTTTGTCCCTGCTCCGGATTGTTCCTGCAATTGTCCATGTGTAATCTCACAATAAATATTTCTGATGATATGCCGAATATAGGTCGGCGCACGGTTGCGGACGGTCTTTTCATAAATAGTACACGCTTGACAATTGGTGAACATGATTGATACGCTCCTTTGCAAATATTCTTAGGGGTATGGGGGAAAGTTTCGCCCTTAGCGTAGATTGCACTAGTTTTTAGCAATCTGCGCTAAGACTTTACGGCGAAACGTCCCCCATTTGAAATTTACATTATTCATACACTCCTCTGTAAAGCAATCCAGTTCTCCCCAGATATCGGGAAATAATGCTTTTTGCAACGTCCTCAAATCCTGCTGTACTCCCATGCAAAAATGATGCAAAAAATTCAGCATCACTGCGGTAAGTAATGCTGTAATTCCCGATTTTTTCAGAGGAAAGTTTTGCGCCATCTTCATCATCAGAGAAAGACGAAATCACGAACGAATACACTTGTTCAGAAAGTTCACAACAACAATTTCGAACTTCATTTTCCCATTCGTCAGGAATGCCATTCGTAAGCCGTCCGAACGTTGCCGAATCCATCCAGCTGGAAGCAATTCCAGCGGTTCTGTTCCAATCCGTTTCAGGAATCAGCGAACCGCCGAAATTGTCCGTGTAATAGCTATAATCTGCGTACATCATGTTGTGGACTTGTGAACGTAGATGCCGTTGACCTTGTTGTCGTAAACATCCGCCAAACCATACGCACGGTAGAAGAACATCCAGCCATCAGAACTCTGGTTCTGTTCGGGAGTGATTACTTTGCTGACAACGTGCTTGGTGTACTGAATGGGAGCGGATTTCTGCACAATCATGAAATTGATATTTTTTCCGGCAGATGCCTTTTTGTAACCGCCAATGGTCTGGTCATCCTGTTCAGAAACTTTCTTTCCGGAAAGCAGGTCAACCGCAGTATAAAAGCGTGTCTGCGGTACTTTCACAATTTTTGCGAAACGTTCCAGCATAGCCTTAGACTTGTAAGTGTCGAGGGCTTCCACGAAATTCAGCAGGGTAGGCGTAATGAAAAGATAACGCCCCTCAACGTCCACTTCTGCCTCGTCAAGCGTGTTATTTGCTACAGTAATAGCTCCTAAAATCGCATTGCCGTCTGTGAGATTTGCGGATGTAGTATTTCCAGCCTTGGCGGAATATTTCGCAAATCTCCACGCGTCCAATTCAGGCACGACCTTTGTACGGATGAACTCAGCGGACAGCATTCCGAACGAGATACCAGCGGTTTCCTCATCGTCCATGGCATCCACTACGAAACGGCGACCACGGTCATAATTGAAAGTTTTGGTTTCCCAGTCCAGTGTTTCAGAGCCTTCTACATAGCCGGAATTTCGGTCATAGTCTGCCAGCCCGTCCATGCTCATTTTCGGTACAAGAATCTGATTGGCATTCGAACCCTGACGAACTACAGCGGAACTTGCTTCAAGGTCAGCGGTCAGGGCGGCGTTCTTGTAAACCTCATCCAGAAGAGCGATATACTTGGAAATCAATGCAATTGTATTAGCCATAATCAAAATTCCTCCTTATTTCAAGCCCATGATTTTGCGAATCATTGCATCATCAGGGGTTTTGTGCGTATTTCCGGACGTGCTGTCCGTGAAAAATGGTTTCGGTCTTTCATCTGCGAATGCATCAGGGCAAGTCTCTTTCAGTTTTTTGACAATATCGCCACCGCCTACGAGAGTACCGTCCTTGTCGAATTGCAAGCCGGCATCCGTGAGCTGTTGTTTCAGATGTTTTGCATAAATGTCATTTTTCATTCCCTGCGCAGAAACGAACTTGTCAAGGGCATCACTGTAAGCTTTCGCCTTCTGTTCGGCTTCGAGCTGTTCCGCCTTTTTCTTCCAGTCGTCAGCAGATTTCTTGATGCTTTCAATATCCATGTCGGTATAAGACTTGATGGTTGCAGAGGCATCATCAAGCTGTTTCTGCATATCCGTCAAGCGTGTCTGCAAAGCGGTATATTCCTCTTCGGTGTAGGTCTTGGGAGCCGTCTGCTCCTGTTCGGCGGTTTTGGTTTCTTCTTCCATTGTAAAAACTCCTTTCAATCAACGATATACCAGTCATCAGAGAGCATATCTGTCTGACTTGCAAGCCAGCCTACAACAAGCTGTTTCTGTGCAGTATACATGGCGATAGTGTCAAGAACTTCCGGTGTATGTTCAGGGATGCCGTCACCATAATTTTCAGTGATTGCATTATGCAAAGATTTTCCATGAATCAATACAAGATGCATTCCTTTTCCGTTCCAGCCTTTTCTTGCTACTTTGTAGCCATTTTTCAGATTTTCAATTGCTTTTCCAAAGTTCATAATGTTCTCCTTTCGGGTATAAAAATAAGGCTTATTCAGCCTTTTCATCATCATCTTCGAACTCGTCCCGATGTGCGGACATCTGCTCATAAGTTTCAGCCACAATGCGGAAATTTAACCACTGCGGAAGTTTCCCTACAATGTCAATACCTTCTGCATTGACACGCTTTTTCAGCTCCTGACAAAGTTCCTCAGTCGTGAAATTTTCAAGAGACGTTTTGCACTTGTGCTGTTGGTTCTCAGCTCCTACGTATTTGTACATATCTGAAACTCCTTTCAAAAGTTGATAAAACAACGACAGTTTGTCAATAAAAGATTGAGGTCACATTCCCAATCATCAGCGAGAATGTCCGAAACATTTGCTTTCCAGATTTCCATTGATATGTCAAATGCTATCGGGTCAGCCGGACATTTCACGATACTACCCTTGTCACTCATGAACAGATATTCACCGTATTCCCAATGCGGACGGCGGATGCAATAGCCTTTTTGCATCTGCTTGACGGCTTTCCTGAATTTCATTATGTTTTTCTCCTTTCAGGGAATAACAAAACCGCCCTGTTTGGCGGTTAGGCTGATACAATTTTGTCACCAATTTTTACCTGCACTTTTGGTGACTCACGGTCAATTTTGTAAAGTTCCTTCATGATGTAATCTTTCTGCCGGCACAATTCTAGAAGATTCGCCATCTTATCAGGGAAACAGTCGGGACTGAATGTAAAATAACTGCCCTCTTCGTTTTCTTCAATAAACAACTTCTCTAAATGTTCAATTTGGCGAAGTCTGCCTTCTAAATATTCACGATATGCTTTTGTTGTTACTTCCAATTTGTTCAGCTCCTTTCTCACCTGTGCTTTCTCCCATCACAGGGGTTATTTTTAGTTGTCTATTTAGCTAATCAATATTGATGGTTGGGTCAAAATGTAAGTAGTTACCACATTCAGAATTGGAACAATTAAAAGCGTGAGCTTTATTAGCTGACGTGTTATAGGGAATAAAATATCCCTTTCCACATTTAGAACAAATTATTTTTTCGCCATTTTTCAGACGTTCAAACAAACTATCTGTTTTTTCTTCTGCCATTGATAATCCCACCTTTCCTCCAATTATATTCAGGATATGCTTGTTTTACAGCTCGAACAACAGCTCTTAATTCATCATTTGTTAAGTAATCACGATTTCTTGCGTGCTTTAATTCCTGAGCAATACAGACACATTCCGCCCATTGGCTTTGACCAATTCCATAACGGTAGTGTGTGCATTCGTGAATTACTGAACGAGCTACCCATAAGATGTTTTTACAATTATTCAAATATATTGTTATCCGCCCATTGTTTTCTTCGCCACGCAAGCCAGTAGAGTATTCGCCATAAACAAATTTAATTGGCTCTGGTAAATTTTCAATAACTCCTAAAATTTCTTTTCCAATTGCCGTTCTATTAAGTTCTTCAATTATTTCTTCAGGCGTTACACTCCCAGATGATACACCTGAAAAATTTAGCATTCCAATCGGCTTTGCATAATTTATTGTACCACTTCCACCGCTACTTGTCAAGGGCTTTTCGCTTTTTTATTCGCCCAAACCGCCTTTTGACTGGTACTTCTACCGAACCCATTGACCCAGACACGGTTATTATCTTTGCGGAAACCCGTCTGTTTGCAGAAGTCTCTGAGGTTCTTTTCCGCCTGTTTGAGACGGACGGACGATTCTGTGAAATAGTCCTGCATTGCCTGCCTAGTGGCGGAATCGGTAGCGGAGCTGACAGCGGTCTGTGAGGCGATGACCTGCCGTTTGGCGGAACGAACTTCACGTTCTAACCGTCTCTGCATCTGACTGACCTCATAATCTGTATAGGACTTATCGCCGATTTTGATACGATGGTTTTCAAGCTCCTGCAATCGCTCATCAGAATAAGCCCTCTGGCTGATGCCCTCGAAAAACGGATGCCAGTCATGACGGCAATTCGCACCGCCGAACCCAGTCACTTCGCCATAGCCGATGTCAGATTTTGACAAATAGCCTTTTCTTCCTGACAGGCTGACAATTTGCCCCTGCCATTGAGCGTGGGAGGGTCTTGCACCTGCATGAGCGGTAATCTCCATCAAATCACAGCCCATGTCATGGGCATTGATTTCAGAGAGTTTGCGGACTGTCTGCCCGACACCAGTCAGAACGGCACGGCGGACGGCAACGTCCAATTTGTCAACATGACCAGATGGATACAGCACCGTTGCACCCTGTTCCGCAGTGGCTTGAATTGCCCTCCTAACTGCCGTCTGGTAGTCCATTGTTCCGGTGGACACTTCCATGTAGGCGAGGTCACAAGCCTGTAGAAAAGCCGTCTGTGCCGTGTTAGCGGTCGTCAAAGTGAGGTTCTGCAAATTGCCGTTGCACTTCTGATAACCGGCATTGAGAACCTGCAACGCAGAATCCGACATTTTGACGATTGTCCCCAATCCGGCTTGATAATAACGGTTATCGTTGCGGATGCATTGCACACCAGCTCTTTCAAAGGTCTTAGCAACTTGACGTTGTGTCATTCCGGAGCGTTTGGCGACTTCTGCAATGATGTCTTCATAAAGCAAGCCCGACTGTTGCAGTTTTTCTGCCTGATGCCGTGCGGATTCCGTGAGGAAGTCACCGCCCGTACTCATCAACCGCCTTGTAATGTCGGCAATAATGGCATCATCCAGCTCCCAATACAAATGCATGAGCTGGTCTGTGAGCTGGTCATATTCTGAGGGCATCAGCATCGGTCATACCCCCGAACAAATCCGTCTGCACTGGTAAATATTCCGCCATGGTTTTGGTATCCTTTTCATCAAAACCGAAATACCACGAAAGCAGTTTTTCCGGTTTGAGTTTTCCGGCGGTCATCAACTGGAATTGCCTGTTGAACTCTTTGTCTGTATCTTCCAGAACACTGTCACCCCAGTTGCAGGAAAGTGAAACCTGATTTGTCGGTGAAAGTTCGTACAAATCGGCATACACGCACATTGCATCAAGGAGCTGTTCGAAGGCATCTTGTAAAGCCCTCTGCATTTTAGAGACTTGTTCAAAACTGCGTTGCTTAGAAGTTCGGATTTCCTCGGCGGTTTTCTCAATCAAAGCCGGTTCAGAGATTGTGCCATAAGCAAGCCCTGTATTGAACTCAATCCGCTGTAAAATATGGTTCAGCCCGTTAAACAGGGAGCTGTCACGGATTTCCGGAGAGAACACCTGCAAATCGTCTGCAATTTTGTTGTCAGTGGATGCAAATTTCCGGAAAAGTCGCTTGTTGCCTGTCGGGATTTCGAGGAGGTTGCCGTTTCTGGGGTCACGTCTGAATAAGTCCTCTGATGCATCAACCGCCAGTTCTGTCCCTTTGAACTCCCACATGATTCTACCCCATTGGTCATTAGCTTCCTGAATCAGGTCAACGGCATGAGCGTAAACAGAAACACCCATCGGGGAACTGAGGTCAATTGAGTTGGCGACAGGATTCCGGTAAACTGCAAACAAGGGCTTTTCAACGTTTGCGATGGTCTGGACTTCCTGCAAATGCTCCCACTCCGCAACGCTTTGCAGGGCGCACGGAGTCCCCAGCGATTCCAGCGAATATGAACAGTAAGCCCGATTTTCGACTGAGTAAGTTTTCGCCGATGCATCAAAAGAATGCGTTTCGAGCCTTGTATAATATCGCTGTCCGGTAACTTTGCGAGCCATGAAAACAGCTCCTGTCACCGTTCCGGCATCGTCAAACGCAGTCGGAGCGAAACAATCCGCCCGAACCATATCGACAAGGATTTTTCCGCCCGAAACATACGGCTTGAAAGCCATTGACCCCAATGCAAAAGCAGTTTCCGACTTGACAGGAAACTGCTTGAAAAATCGCTGAAATTGTTTTTCCAGATAGTCAGAACCACTCACCTGTAAAACAGATTCCGCCAAAACAAGCCTTGCAAACTCTGACGAAATCACAGAGGGCAAATTCAGACTTCTGTTTTTGTTGGCGGTGCTGGATTGGTATTGATACAGGTCAAGCCATGTTTCCAGAGCCGTCCGCATTTCGGGAGTAATCGGCTTTTCGGCAGTCGGCGAACGACTGAATAACTTTGCAATTAGCTGAAAAATGTTCAAGCTTTATCAACTCCAATTCTGAAATCTTTCAAAGGTCTGGTCATTGCACAGCGGACAAAATAGCGTACATCATCCATAGCATGGTCGTTTTCCTTGATGACCTTATCTGCATCAGCTTTTTTCGTGTCATAGCGATAAAGCCCAAACTCACGGATACAATCTTTGCAGCTTTCTGAAAAATGCAGCCGCCCCATTTTGAGGAGCGTTGCCGTGTCCTGAATGCCTTTTTCGACAGCGTTGTCAGCCTTCCGGACGTGAAAAAATTGATGCCGTCTGATGCACTCAATGAAGCTGGAAGCCGATGGGTCAACGATAACAGTATCAATGTGAAAGCCCTCAGCAAGCTCACAGAGAGCCTGATAATGTTCTTCGTCCGTACGGGGTCTGCCTGTTGCACGACCGCTGTAATAGCTTTCTGCGAGCCTGTAAGCGTGTCCGTCATACGTCCGGCACCATAACCCCATTGACGTGGGGTTCTGTGTGCCGTAGTCAATCGAAATGAAGTAATCCCCTTGTAAATTTTGGGGAAAATTCCCTATCAGGTCAGAATGGAACATCGGGTACACAAGTCCCTCAGCTACCACCCAACGCCCATGAATATAACGCTCATAGAATACCCCTGCAAAAAGCGATTCTGTACGTTTGATTTTCTCAGGGGTCATGACGGGATTATCCTGCATCTGGAAATGAATATAAAGCGTGTCAGGACGTTCACCTTTGACAGCTTTCAGAATCCATTCTTTGTAAAACCAGTGTTCCGGCGAATCCGGATTGCAATTGAACCATAATTTTGCATTATCGATGGAAAGCGTTCTTGCAATGGTCTGCTGCACGAAACTTTCCGGCATCAGGGCGACTTCATCAAAGAGAACCCCTGAAAGCGTGATACCCTGCACAAGCTTGTAACTGCTTTCATCCTTACCGCCGAACAAATAGAAATGATTTTCATGTCCTCCGCCTGTCACCGTCAGAATGTGCTTGCTACCCAGATATTTTAGCTTATAATAATAGGTGATGTCGGTCATTATCTGCAATGGCATCAAAATATTCCGCTCGACTGCCTGAACCGTATTTCCGCAGAAAGCAAAATTCTCACGGTTAAAGTTTCGCATTGCCCACAAGACGAAACTGCACGACATTGCCGCCGTTTTCCCTGACCTGACAGAGCCGTCACAAATAATAGCCCGATATTCCGGACGATAGCACCAGCGGAATACCTGCTTTTGTTTCGGAGAAATCTTTTCAAAAATCATTCGTCAGATTCCTCCAATGCCTTGTAGAGTGCAGGAAGTTCCTGTTCGCCATCTGCACCAGATTGGAGCATCTGTTTTTTGAGTTTGAGTTCTTCCTTTTTGAGTTTCAGGAGCTGTTGATTTGCGGATTCTCCAGACAGCTCCACCAATAAATTGAAAGCCTTGATATTATGTTCTTCCTGCGCCATTGCAAGCAGTTCTGTAATGAGTTCATCAATCAATTCCGGATGCTCCTTGAAACGCTTTTTGACGGCACTCCGGAAACCTCTGGAAATACCGGAAGCCTTACCGCCTTTTCGGGCAATTTCTCGGAGTTCACTCGGGGTTCGTTCGCTGTTCTGGATTAAATTCTGTTCATTCAAATCATCACCGCCATCAGAGTGTATACCCTTTATCTAAATATTTCTGTAGATTTCCTGATAAGAAATCACAATATTTTCACCTGCCAATCTCTGACTAATTTTATTTTCTTTTATTATCCATTAAAAAAACACTCGACGATTGCCGAATGCTTTTTCAAAAAATAATTAAAGGAGGTAAAAAACAATGAATCATGAAGACGTAAACTTCTGCACTGAATTACAATCTTCCATGTTATTATTCTACCATATTTTCACCGGACATACAAGGACATTACCGGACAACTTTCAGAATTTTTCTAATTCTTCCAATGCCAGCAAATGTTTTCTGCGTACGGTTCGTTCATCGCAATGCATCTGTTCTGCAATTTGTGCAAAAGTTTCATGTGCCAGATAGCGACGGATGAGGACAGACTGCAATTCCAGATTTGGAATTCGTGTGATTGCTTGTGTAACTTCTTCCTGAATCTGAATCATTTCTTTCAAATAGTTTTGGGTTTTTTGGTCTGTATCGGCAAGATGAATCAACAGTAATTCTGTAGTATTTCCAGAGGGACTGCCAAAACTTTGTGAACACTTTCTGCAAGTACGTTCTGCAAGACTGCGGTCACGCTCCAATTTCGCCGTCCATGCTTTTGCTGTCTGTTCTGCATCATAAGCACGTTTCAGCCATTGAATTTTTGCAAGTTGGTCTTTGGTCATTTGGTTGCACCTCTCATTCTTCTGCCGCAGTTCGGACAAAATTTCGTCATCGGCATTCTGATGCTTTCCGGCTCATAGTGGCAGTTGGAACAGTAAGGATAATAGCCGTCACTGCTGACAAGCCATACAGCAGGTTCAATCTTATCAAGCAGAAAGCGTTTCTGAATGGCGGTCAGTTCTCCGTTTTTGATGATGCAGGTTTTCAGTTTGTGCGTTTCTTGCTTGATGGGGGCTTTGTAGTTCATGAGGATACTCCTTTCAACTGTTCGAGGGCGGTTTTCAAGAATGGTTCGTCTCCGGTCATGGCATTGATGCACTTGACAGCAAGAATATATTTCTCCACAATATCGGGCGTTTTCAGAATTTCGCTCCGGTACGTTCCGGCATTCTGAATATTTTCGTTCCAACGCTTGACGAAATCGGAATAATATTGATATTCCTGCAAATTCTCTTGATACTGCCTGTAAATGTGTTTCTTTGCTTTTTCGGCTTCTTCTTTGGATAGTCCCTCAAATTTGAATGCATAGTAAATTTGACGGAGTTCGCTGAAATATTTGTATTCCACAGGAGGAAAGTCAGTGATTTCAATTGTTCCGTGATAGGCTTGTTTTTCGAGCGATTTCCAGACGGCAGAATTGGAAAAATCAATTTTCATAAATACTCCTTTCTGCAAAGCGGTGACGACGTTGACGGGTTGTACCATACCTTTTATATTTTTTTCATTTTCTTTTTTTTGTGCGAAGGTATAGGTAGACCCGTCACACCCGTCACCCTATTATATTTTTACCAATTTTATCCAATTGTTAAGGGCTCATATTCAGTATTCAGAGAAACTCCCGAATAATACCAACCTGTTTTTTTATGGGCTTTTTGGAATTTCTTCTGCATTTCAATTCCAAATTTCGTATTTGACATCTTGTATTCCGTGTTTTCGCCTGCCCATTTCAGATAGACCGCATACAGCACAGAAGCCTTGACTTCGCCGTTTCCGATTTCACAGCAGGCATCCAGAAACTTTGAAACGACGTCCATTTCCTTGCGGTATTCACTGACGGCATCAAGGACTTTTTTCGGCATTTGCAAGCCCTCTCTCTGCCAGAGCAGACAGCCTTCCACAATCCATTTCAGAATAGATTCAGATTCTTTGGCAAGCTTGTATTTCAGATTTCTGTCAACCTGATTCGCCGGAATATCGAGCTGAAACGGGATTAAATGGATTCTTCTCCAAATGCCCTTGTCTGTTCCTCTGATTGTGGGCTTATGATTGGTCGCCATCCAGAGTTTAAATTCCGGACGAAATTCAAATTCTTCACAGTAGAGTTTCCGCACGGTCATCATGTCGTCTCCGGTCATCTGCTTAATTAACGGCTCATTCAGGCGCACCCCCTCAGCAGTTTCGGAACAGGTCACAAGCCTTGAACCCTGTAAGCGTGCGAGGTCAGAACTTGCGGAATTTCCTGATTTCTGCTGTACCATGATGGTATCTGCTTGAATGTTGCTTGCATAGTCACCGAAAATATACCTGAGCAGTTCTAAAAAGATGGATTTCCCATTGTTTCCCGCTCCGTGGAGGAAAAATGCACACTGTTCAGCATTCGAACCGGTCAGCGAATAGCCCACAGCTTTTTGAATATATCGAATCAATTCTTTATCGCTGAGAAAGATTTCGTCCAGAAATTTCAGCCAGCGTTCCGGTCTTGGAGCTTCCGCAAGATAAGCAAAAGGAATTTGTTTTGTCAGAAAATACTTGCTGTCATGGGGCTTTAATTCTCCGGTTTTCAAGTCGAGGACACCGTTTTTCATGCCGATAATGGTTCTATCCCTGTCGAGCTGTTCCGGCAGAACGGGCATGAAGTGTGCCACCCCTGCAATTATATTTTTCCGTCCGGTCTGACTTCGGGTTTTCTTGATATGCTTCCGGAAAGCCTTTTGCATCTCCTCATTTTCGGCGAAAATTTCAGCAGAATCCTCTTTTTCCATTTGGTGAATGACTTCATCTGCGAGCTTTTCAGTATAGCCGAAATCATCACGTTTCCACTTGCCGTTCTCATAAAACAAGAATTTGTGTTCTGTATAGAAATATTTCAGCATATAGCCGTACATATCATACAGCCGTTCGGAATTGCCTAAATCATCGAATTTGTACATCTTTCCAGCAGGAACAGCCTTTGCAGGAGGTGCGGATTTTTTGCCGATTTTCAGGGATTTATCAGTAATCTGGATTTGACTAGGCTGGTAGAACTCTTGACAGCTTGTAATTGCTTTTTGGATTGTCAACGCTCCGTACGTTGAGCCGGATTGTTTTCTGTCCCACTTGTCACGCATCAAGCCGGAATTTCTATAAATAGCATCCATTTTTTCAGCATCACCGCCACACCAAAAGGCAAGCAAATTACAGAATGCAATGTCCGCTTCTGATTGAGACGGATAGCCGGAAAAATCGCCTTTGTACAGCTTTGCGAATTTATCGCCATTTTGTGAAGTTATCGCCTTGCTAATAATTTCCTGTTCGGTCAATGTTGGCGGTGTCAAGGGGAGCTGTGCGGATTGGGAAACATGGGAATTTCCGCCGAGATATTTCTGATGCAGGGGCTTAATTTCCTCGGTTCTGTCGGGAATGTCCTCACGGTCAGAAATGGCATTACCCGTCATGACGAAAAATCGACCACTGTCGTACATCTCAATTTTGCCTTTTCTTCTCGCACCTTCGGGGAGTTTGCCCTTGCAGATGATGTGAATGCCATTGCCGGACTGACTCCATTCTGTGTAGCTGTCCAGAGCCGTCAGAAATTCTCCGATTGTGTTTGCATAATCGCCATCTGCACAGGCGGCTAATTCTTCCGGCATATCGTCCAAATCTACACCAAAATAGCCAGAACCTTCAAACATAAAGCCGATACCAGCATAATCTCTGGAAGCGATTTCTGCCGTTTCAAAATCGCTCCATGTAGCTGGATTATTGCTTTCTGCTTCATGGTGTGTTTTCGGATTTATCGGGATTTTGGAAATGCCGGAATGCGAATTTTGGTCTGGCTTTGCTTTCCAGACAACCCAGTTCGGGAGTTTTTTGAGTTCTTCGGGAATCAATTCATACATACAATAAATTCCTCCTTAAATTATTTTAATCATCAAAGGGCGGATAACCCGCCCTCTGGAATGTACAATTTAAAACGGGACGTCATCGTCGCCAATGATGGTCTGGAAGTCGTTGAGATTGCCGAGTGATGCGGACGGTGCAGGCGGAGCGGAAAACTTCTTTGCAGGTTCGTAAGCCGGACTTTGGGGCTGTTTGTTGAGAATGATTTCGATGGGGGCAGATTCATGCACACCTTTCAGCGGATTGATTTTTTCTCTGATAACTCCGTCAGTCCCCTTTTCATGATACACGGTTACACGGATTTCCTTGCCAATCAGCAGACGGCAGATGTCGCCCATGTCCTCAAACTCCTTGCCAGAAGTCAGAATGTCGGTCACATCAAGCAGATGGTACAAATGACTGTAATTGTAATTGCCAACCTGACGGTCTTCATCGGTGAGCTTTTCGGGGGTCTTCTGGAAGATGTTCAGAAACAGGCATCTGTTCTGACAAGCCTGCTGAATGTCATCACGGATTTTCAGGAGAACAGAAAGCTGAAATCTGCCTGACTTTGTGGGACGTTCTTCAGCGTTCTCCACATAAACTTCATAATCACCGCAGGGAATGAGTGAAAATTTCTGTTTTTCGGGTTTTTTGTCAAAATTAAACATAAAATTACCTCCTAATTGGATTTTATTAAATTTAGTGCATCCTCGACACTGCAACAAATTCCAGCAACTGCGCCATTGTTACGCATGGTTTCAAGGAAATGCACTTGTTGACTTGTGGGTTTCCCTTTTGGGGTCTTGACTTCGATAAACACTGCCTTGCCGTCTGATTTCCGCACTCCAAAAAGGTCAGAAAATCCGACTGGTACACCGCTTGAAATAAATCTTCCGTCTGGTGTTCTGACTCTGGCGACATTCACACGAAAAATCACGCAATATGGGGAAAGTGCAATTCTAATTTCATTCTGAATCTTGTGTTCTGATTTCATAGAAACCCCATTTCCTTTGCCTGATACCATGCCCAGCCTTTCTTGTAATTGTGGGCTTTTGCGTATTCCAGCAATTCCTGATAGCTTTTACAAGCTGATGCAGGCTTGACATTGAAATGAAATCCCTCAATTTTTTTGATTTCTGCCGTTTCATCAGTCTGGATTTCTCTGGATTTGACCTTGAAAACGTATCCGCAGTACGGACAAACTGCCGGACTGGTTTCCGGAACGAACACACCATAACAATTTTCACACTGGACTGTCTGTAAATCCTTTTCAGCAAGCAATTTCTGACCGTGCTTTTTCGGATTGCCTTCGAGTGTCCATTCTCTGTCATCATCAGGCATTCCGTGACGTGAATAATTTCCCACATGGTCGAGGATAATCGCTTTTTTATTCGGGCGGTAACGCATACAGCGCATAGCCTGCTGAATATACAATGTCAAACTCTGCGTTGGTCTGAGCATGATGACACAGCCACAATCCGGCACGTCAAACCCCTCCGAAATTAAATCAACATTGCAGAGAATTTGAATTTTGCCGTTTCTGAAATCCTCAATAATTTGGGAGCGTTTTTCTTTGGGCGTTTCTCCGTCGATATGCTCCGCTGGAATGCCAGCTTTCCGGAACTCCTCCGCCATATTTTCAGAATGCTTGACGGATGCACAGTAGCAGACGGCTTTCACGCCCTTTGCGAACTGCTGATAGTACTTGATAACATCACCGAAGATTTTCGGCTTTGACATTGCAGTTTCGATAGATTTCGAATCATATTCACCCCTTAAAATTTTCAATCCGGATAAATCGGCAATGTCAGGAGCATAATAATCATACGGGGCTAAACAATGATTCTGAATCAACCATTTTGCCGAAACACCAACGATTAAATCGTCATTGACATCAATCAGCCCTGAGCCGTCCAGCCGGACGGGAGTGGCTGTCACTCCCACCCGATAAGCTTTCTTGAAATAATCATAAATTTTCCGGTATCCGTTCGCTTTGCTGTGATGGTTTTCGTCTGTAATGATTAAATCAGGAGTACGGAGCTTTTCGAACCGTCTGGATGCCGTCTGCACCATCATAATGTCACACAAACTCAAGTCAACGCCCCACCATGAGAACGTCCGGAAAATCTGCTCACAGAGTTCTTTTCGGTGAACCAGAAACAGGACATTTTTGTAATTCAAAGTCGTGCGTTTGGCAATTTCGGCAACGATAACAGACTTTCCACCGCCACACGGCAGAACGATGCAGGGGGCTTTATGCCCTGTCCGCCATGAGTGCTGAGTCCGGCGGATTAAGTCAACCTGATAATCACGCAGTTCCGGCATTTTCTTTCATCTCCTTTGCCTTGACGGCACAATCCCAGCAAAGCTTTCTGCCGTATTTTTTGAGAGAACTTCCGGCAATAACCTCAGCGGAAAACTTGTCATGATTCTGAATTTCCTGACCGCAGTCGGTGCAAATCATGGGTTCAGCGTTCTGAAACAGATGTGCAATCTGACTGAAATCAAGGGGCATTTTGTCAGGCAGTCCGAAACGATTTTTTGCATCCCACCAAGCTGTTTTTGTCGCATACATGACACGTTTCTGACTGGTTGCACGGTGATTTTTCCCGTTGGAATCCGTTGCGACGATATTTGTCTGAAATGCCAGAAATAATGTCATATCGCTCCATTCTTTGAGCAAAGGCGCAATCTTGCTTGTAGTCTTGCCACCGAGTTTCATTTCCCAATGGTCGTATGCTTCGGAATTTTCGGGAGCGGTGACTTTTTTCGTGATGGCATGGCACAAAATCACAACATTGATACCTGCGGAAATGAGCTGATTTGTCATGTCGAGAAATTTCCCAATCAGTTCGCATTCGTATTGCCAGCCGTTACCATAGCCGAAATCTTCAATTCCGGTCAATTTTTTCTGTGGAGTGCTGTAATCCACACAAAGTTTTTCGATTGCCATTCGCTCCGCCCAGTCAAATGTATCAATGACAACCGTCTGATAGCCACGTTGCTGATGTGCCTGCAAGACAAACAGCATTTCATCATACAGCATCTGCCAATTTTCCGGCTTCGGTAAACGGCGAACATTCATATATGTGGTACTCCCTTCGCAGTCAATAAAGACTGCGTTCGGGAATTGGCTTGCAAGGCTGGACTTTCCAACACCTTCTTGTCCGTACAGCACGACTTTCAAGCCGAAATTGGTCTGAATGCCGTTGACTTCTTCAAATACCATTTTTACTCTCCTTCCTCTTCTTCCCATCTGAACATAGCATCAATTACCTTTTTCAGGAATTCACGACAGTCTTCATCATTTTTGAACTGTTTGTGATAATCATCCATGATTGCTTTCAGACCTCTTAACATAGCAAAAGAATCAAACATCATGATTCCAGTGCCCCCGGAAACCGTGTATTCGTCATTGACACCCTTAATTGTCATTTCCACTTTGAGAGAGCTGATTAACATATCCAGCATCTTTTCTGCGCTCATTTTAGGTTCGTCCATGGTTTTCACCTCCTTTCCTGCAATTTCTGCAAAGTTCGGGAGAAGTAGGGCTGAAAACGTCGTCTTCTTCCAGTTCTTCACCGCATTTATCGCAAAAATGGCTGAATTCCACATCCCAGTGAGGACACTGCACACAATACATAGGATTATTCCGGTATGTCATGCAGTGGCTCAAAGGGTAATGAATGTGACAAAATCCATAGTCTTGAATCATCCCTGCACCTGCTTTCTGATTTCGTCCAGAGAAGTTTCCGCCCCTTTGATAACAGTTTCTGATTTATCGAGAAAAGCCGAATCTGTATGTTCGCAGAGAAATTTCACAAGCTGTTCGATGCTGTCGCAAAGTGTAGCAATCCGGACTTTAAACCGCTTCATTTCGGGAGAATCTTCTTTCTGTTCAGCAAGCTGTTCCCTGAGCTTTGCCACTTCTGCAAACGCATTGTCTCTCTGGAGATTTACCCTGCTGATTTCTTCCTGTGCTTCTTTATGAATGCGGTGTGTTTCCTCCACTAACTGTTGATTCATAGCAGAAGTGAATTCCGCAAAGCGTTTTTCCTCGGCATCAGAAACAGCCCCTTCCTGACAGTCATTTTCCATTGTGAAGATTTTCCCTTCCAGTTCGTCCCGCTGTTCTTCGAGGGCTTCGTTCTCGATTTTGAGCTGATTGTTTTCCGCTGTCAGGCGTTCAATTTCGGCTTGGTCTTTCTCAGAATGCATATCGACCGGGCGGTTTTCCAGCTCCTGAATCTGCACTTGCAATTCGTCACGGCGTTCTTTCAGACCGCTGTTTTCGGATTGAAGCTCTTTGATTCTGGATTCTGCCTGTTTCTGTTTGTCTTCCAGTTGCTGATTGTTCTGTTTCAGCGTGTTGATTTCTGATTTCAATTCTTTAACGGTAACGCTTTCAACATCGACTGTCTGAATGATTTCTTCACGCTGTTCGGGTTCGAGCATAGCAAGCTGATATAATTTCTTGATACCCAGATTTTTCAAAACGGAAACTGAGTTTCCATTTTCCTGTTCCATCATTTCAGCAATTCTAACAAGCTGATTTCCATATTGCTTAGTAAATCCCTTGCTTTGACAGTACTCTTCAAAATTTTGAAAACCAAGTTGTCTGTAAAGCTTGCCATCGTGCATCAGTTTGACACCTTTACACACCTTAGCAATACCAACTTGTGTCATTTCAAAACCTGATTCTACGAGTGCATCTGCCTGTACCGCCTGACTGTATTCCGCAGACATGACAGTAGTTTCAGGGGTATTCTTGTTTTCTTCCATAGGTTCTCCTTTCATGCGGCATTATGAGCCGATGTTTTTTTACTGAATATTGACTGCAAATAACATTGATACTCTTTCACAAAAGCACATACTTCCGGAACAGGGTCACAATTTCGCAGACCTCTGACCTGCATGATTTTTCCGTCCGTGCTGACTTCCATTGTGTAGAAAGATTTGTCCGGAGCAGATTTCTTTCTGATGAACAGAATATGAAGTTTTCCCTCTGCATGGCGTTCCGCATAACCGCCGACACAGTGATGTAAATTCGCACCCTCTGCGATGATTTCGCTCATGCTTTCCGGCTGGCGAATCAGCAGATTTCCGGATTGAAATTCCAAATTTCGACGTTGTGAAATATGTTCTTTCAAGTGCTGTTCATGTACTTTGTCAGTTTGATAGCGGATGATTTCCGTCAGTCTGTCATGCAACTTTCTGAAATCGTGAGGCATAGAAACTGCCGTATCCTGCGGATTGTAATGCAGTTTCCGGCACTGCTCCAGATAATCATAATAATCACGCAATCTGACATTCTGACTGGAAAGATACAAGGCAAGCCGTGGCGCATTCAGTCCGGTGATTTCGCAGAATCTGTGCATATCATTTATTTTGTAACTGAAAGCAGATGCCATCATAACAAGTTCTTCCGGCTTGCATTTCGGAAATGCTTCTTTCCATGCAAGATAGACCGGATAAAGATTTTCTTTGCCTTGCAGTGCCTTGAATTCCGTACGGGTTAAACCGAGCATTTTCAACAGATTATTAGATTTCCAGTTGATGATACTCATAGCGGAAATATACGGCGCATTCCCCTGCATGAAATAGCCGGGTTCATATTCTTCCAGCACGCATTCATAGCCGGATTTTACGAGATATTCCACATTTCTGTGCTTGCAGTACAAATGCAGATATTCCATTATCAGCGAGCCGTGATAATATTCCAGACCTGAATATTTCATGCAGGATTTCAAAACGGCTTCCTTGTTGATGATTCGATACCTGTTATCAAAACGGTAGCCGTAACCGGATTTGCAGAACACGGGTTCTCTGAAATCTGTTCGGATACTCCAGCTTTCTCCGTCATCTGAGCCGTAGCGGACGAAACCGTCATCAGCGAATACATATCGTTGCCGTTCTTCAATTTTCCCGTTACTGTAACGATGATAGCACCGGATGAACAATTCATGACCGTATGTCAGCATTACGGCGAAATTTTCGACTTTTCTGCCTTTCATTGTCTCTGAAAGCCTGTCCGGCAAAACCGGGAACTGCCGGAGCAGTTCTTCTTTTCTTGTCTTCTTCATAGCGTTACACCTCTCAGAAGTCCATAAAGCTGGAGCTGTTGAAGCTGACAGTGATTTTCTTCTGCTGTGGTGTGTTCTGTTCCCGAACGTGCTTGACTGCATCACCGATAAGGTCAATTTTCATCTGAAACTGAATCTTTGCACCGGGGAAATAGAACTCGACAGCTTTGGAATATGCCTTGAAGTCGGATAAACTTGACCCTGCACCTTTGGCGACATAGTCAAGGCAGTTCTGAAAACTCTTTCCGGACTGCTGAACAGCCTGAGCAAATTCAGATTCCTGATTGCAGAAATCTTTCAGAGCGTCAGCAGTTTCGGCAGCGATTGCCTGCTGAATGTTGCCTTTGATACCGGAGCTGCTGAAATATTTTTCAAAATCCATTGACAAATACCTCTCTTTCTGGTAAAATTAAAGTGGTTAATTATTTGTTTCCCCGTCCCAGACAGCAATCGGGGCAGGGATTTTCTTTTCAATCGCCGTATAAGCCTGATAGACTTCGCTCCACTGCATGATGACGACATCACATTCACCGTCAGTTTCATATTCCCACTGTCCGGCGATGTTTTCAGCATCTTCGAGCGTGTCTGCATCTTCGAGAATACCAGTATTCTCATACAGGTCAATGACACGATATTTTTTAGGCATCAGCTTCACCCCTTTCAGTCTTCATAGGCGAGTAATTCGCCGTTGACAAGTTCCCACTGATTGCCAGCGCAGTCGAAACGGATGTAATTCCAGTCGGTGGCATCATAGAGCGGTTCACGCTGATAAGTATCTTTCACACGCAGACGACCGTATTTATTGACTTCAAACGTCTGCACTTCACGGAGAATCTGAATTCTGTCCGGCATAAAGCCGAACAGTTCAGAAATACGTTTTACTGCTTCTTCATCGCTCAAAACCTCTGTTGTATACCACTCCAAAAGCTTCTGATACTCTTTCTGCTTCATGTTCGTGCCGGTATGTTCGGCAGGCTTCCAGTCAAGCTCCTTGTCGAGTTCTTGCTGAAGCTTGTCGGCTCTTTCCTTTTCAGCATTCAGTTTCGTTTCCAGCTTCCAGATTTCAGCAGTTGCCTGATTTTCTCTGTTCAGTTCCAGCCTGTTGACTTCTGTCTGAATGCGTTCTGCAAGACCGTCAGCGTTCATCATGTAAGCACGGCAGAAATCGTGCTTGTCCTCTTTGGATTCGCTGTAGAATCTCTCAATCACGCTGTAGAGATTCTCTGACGGATAAATCCCCGTCAGATTTTCAAATTCACTGATTAACATAATCAAATTACCTCACTTTCATATATTTTATAAATTCTCTGAGAATCTTGATGAGATTCTTTTTGCGGATTCTGCGGTTCTTTCCGTATCTAACAAGATGCCGGATTCTTCCGGAGATTCTGCCGTGCTGTACGAGAGTTTCAGCCATTCTGTCAATGATTTCTGCGATAAAACTGCTGAGAAAGTTTCTGAAACTTCTCCATGTATCCAGAATTCCGGATTCGCTGAATCTTCTGAAAATTGCATTTTCCATGCTGTTCACCTCCTGAAATCAGTTTCGGATGTTCAGATAAATCGCTGTTTCTGGTTTATACTGTTGTCTTACAGTGCGATATGATTTCAGCTCCGGACAATCTCACGCCGTGCGCCTGCTGGGGTTTCCTCTCGGTCGCTCCGGTCGTTGCTTTGCCGTTGCTGTGTGGTGAGCGGATAGTTTTACATCTCATGCTCAGGAGATATGCAGAGAGGGTTTATGCATCGGAAAATCTCTGTTTTTCTGATTCTCCCTCTAATGCCTTGATAAACGGTCTTCTGGGAATCAGCACCCGTGTTCCGATAAGGATTGTCGGAAAGCAGAAACTGTTCTTTCCCGTCTCCTTGTCCTCTTTCACCTGAATATTGATGCTGTACTGTGCAACTCCCAGAATCGGTGCAATGTCCGCAGGTATCAGCATTTCTTTGTCAAGGGCTTTGAGTTCTTCCAATGTCATTGCTTTTGCTTTCACATGGCTCACCTCCTGTCAACTTTCAGTCTTAGGATTGATTTCTGTTTTCTGCCTTCCAGCAAGTTCATCGAGCGAAACATTCAGGTAGTCAGCAATTTCAGTCGCAAGAGAAAAAGACATATCCTTTGTTCCATGCTCTACACGGCTGATAAACTGCTGTGACACGCCGATATGCTGTGCAACATCTTCCTGTGATACGTTTCTGGATTCTCTGACATCTTTTAAACGGATTTCCAAAAAAATTCACTCCTTTCTATTGACTTTTTGCGATATTTATGGTATACTTATGGTAATAACAACCTAAGTTGTGATTTTATTTTTGTCGCTTGTTTACTACCATGGTTGTATTATATCACGCATTTCAGAGAGTGTCAACAGGATTTTCGAGAAAATTTCTGAAATCAGAGAAATTTTGTAGACTTTTACAATGCAAGGGGGGCTTTTTATGGTTAATATAGACAACTTGTTTAAAATGATTGCCCGAAAGGGAATTACTCAGTCAAAATTAGCAGAAGATACGAGCGTATCAACTGGCAATATCAGTGACTGGAAAAAGGGAAAGAGTATGCCTTCCGCCATCAAATTAGATGAACTTGCAACATACTTTGAGTGTTCTGTTGATTATCTTCTCGGGCGTACTAATGACCCCAGAGAGAATGTGGTCAAATCAGGTGATATAAATGGAAACAATAATAGTGGAAATACAGGAGCTGTGACCATTGAATCAAATTCGCATGATGCACCTGAAATAGATAAGTTTACAGCTGAATTTCTGAAACGGTTTGAAAGATTGGACTTTGACGATAAACTGGAAATTATGAATCTTACCACGCAAAAATTAAAGAAAAGTGCATAATGAAAGGGGCGTGATTTTGATGAGTACAAGAGAAATCGCATATCAGATGATTGACGGACTGGATGAGGAGCAGTTGATTACTGTTGTAACATTCATCAACAATCTCCAACAAAAGAGGCAGAATGTCAGTGATGAGGTAGATGCACTTTGTGGCATTTTTCATGATGTTGCCAATCCTGACTTGATACCATTAGAAAAAAACGCATGGGAACAGGCAGCCGTTGAAAAGCATATCAAATTTTTGGAGGAAATGAAACGTGAAAATTCTTGATGCCAATATGATTCTTCGCTATCTGATTCAAGATAATGTGGAAATGGCGGAGAAAGTCAAGCAAATTCTGAAAACCGAAAAAGTTTTGATTCTTCCAGAAGTACTCTCAGAAGTGGCTTATGTGATGATAAAAGTGTATCATTACGACAGAGTTTTGACCGCAGAAGGAATATTGAAGTTTCTGAATCTTTCCATGATTACAATGGAAAATCCCAACATTTTGAAAAAAGGAACGGAGTTATTCAGAGATACAAGTCTTGACTTCGTGGATTGTCTTCTAGCATCTTATCATACAAATGAAGGGCATGAAATCTGCACATTTGACAAGAAACTGAATCGGCTCATGAAAAGGCTGGATTCTGAAAGTGGTGATTCTGATTGAAGTGTATCAAATGCAAAAAAGAAATACCTGATGGAAGTTTATTCTGCAATTGGTGCGGAAAAAAACAAACCCCTGCCGTCCACGGTGTCAAAAAACGTGGAAACGGTCAGGGGACTGTTTATAAAATGCCGTCAGGGACGTGGGTGGCTGAAATCACATTAGGGTACTATATGCAGGACGGCAAACAAAAACGCAAGAAAAGCCGTAAATATGGATTCCGCACAAAGAAAGAGGCTGTTGAATATATCGCCACGCTGAAACAATCCCCGAAAAAAGAAAAATTCATCACCATGTTTCAGCTGTGGGAATTGTTCCAGACGAAAAAAGAAACACTATCCAAATCCAAAAGAACCGCCTACAATATTGCATGGAAAAAAATCCATGCAGAAATTGAGTATCGTCAAATTGACGAATTAACAGTTCCTGAACTGCAAGCAATCACTGACAAATATGGTACAAGCTACTACACCAAAAGAGACATCAAGAATTTGCTGTCCCATCTGTATCAGATTGCAATTCGGGACGACTACACCGACAAGAATCGGGCGCAGTTCATCCAGTTACCAGAATTGCAGTCGCAGGAACGTGAAGTCATGACGAAACAGGAAATTGAACTGTTATGGAATGATTACCAGAAAGAGCCGTCAGCAATCACGGCACAAATGCTCACCATGCTTTATACTGGAATCAGACCAGGAGAACTTCTCACCATCAAGGTGGAAAATATCAATCTTGATGAACAATACATGATAGGCGGTATCAAGACCACCAAAGGCAAAAATCGGAAAATCATCATCCCCGACAAAATCAAACCCCTTCTTTCGTGGCTGATGGAAACTGGAAAGAAGGGGCTGATTGCCTATTATCCTAGTGATGTGGAATTTTACGATGCATGGAAACAGAAGCGGTCACAGCTGAATATCAGAGACGTGATAACACCGTACTGTTGCAGACATACTTACATCACAAGGCTCACAACTTTAAAAGTGTCTCCTGCCATGCTTCAAGAACTCGCAGGACATGAAGACTATGATACCACACTGGAATATACGCATTTATCTATTGCAGAACGATTGCAAGAAGTCAATCGCCTTGATTAGCTCCATTCGTCTCAACTACCCCGTAACTACACTATTTTTAATAAAAACCGCTATATTTCAATATATTTTTATAAAAATCCAACCCCTGCTAAGGGAGTAGGTCGGGAAACCGGTGCGAGGGTTCAAATCCCTCTTTCCGCGCTGAAATGCCTTGAAATCATGGATTTCGGGGTATTTTTATTTTGCGCAAAAAGCAAAAATCGTGTCATGTTTTGCAAAATTTTCTGCTATTACCCCATTAGTTACCCTACTAATTTTACTGTAAACTTTTGTACATAAAAAATCCGGCAAGCCCAAAAGCCTGCCGGATTCTTTTCACTCTTCATACAACGTTCCTCTAAAGATTCTCCCTTCGATTTCAATTGTGAACGACCCCTTCGCTGCTGGATTTTCCACAGGCTTTTCCACAGTTTCAACAGCCTTCTCAAATCCATTCAGCCCCTTGCCCTGAATGATAGCCGGAAAATCCTTGTAAGCATAGTTACAGTCAACATCCCCCGAAATGCCGTCAATTCTGCCTTTCCAGCTGTATTGCCACATATCAAACGGCATGGAATAGCTTGTCTTATTCACACCGACATGAGCCACCCAGACAGAATATTTTTTTCTGATGGATGCGTCGATGTAATTTTCGAGACCAGACTTGCTGGAATAAATGCCGACAAAGTACCCAGCATCCTGAACGATTTTCAGAAACGCTTCCGTCATAGCGGAGCACATATTTTTTCCAAGACGGAATTGAGATTCTTCCTCAAAATCCAGATAGACAGGATATTCAAAAGATTTCCCCTTGATAGCTTCGAGAAACACCCTTGCTTCTGTCTGCGCTTCTGCCACGGAATGAGCGTAGGAATACCAGTAAACTCCGCACGGAATGCTGTTTTCCTTGCATCCAGCATAATTTTTTTCAAATTTCACATCCTTTTGCGAAATAAGTTTTCCATATCCGGCACGGATAACCGCAAAATCAACATTTTTCCTGACTTTCGCCCAGTCAATGACCCCATTGTGTTTGGAAACGTCAATTCCTCTAGTCATTATTCTCCCCTGTCTTTCAAATCGTCAAAGTAGTTCGTTTGATTTCCCCAAAGTACAGCATCCTGCACTTGTTCAATCTGGACTTCTTCAATCTCTGCAATCTGCTCCACGGAATAGCCGTAGAAATAAGCCTTGCAGATTTCCTTTTTCTGTTCGTCAGTCATTTTCATTACCCCCAATTGGCTTAATTTTGCCCTTGATATACATTTCAGACGGCTGAACCGTTGTGCCAACCGTGAGAATGTCAGAGCCTTTGATTGTCTGAATTGGCAACAGGTTTTCGAGCGGTTCTTCTTCTGGTTCAGCTAAGACATACCAGACAGTGACTGGTGTTCCGGCGGAGTATTGAGCGGCGAGGTAGGCTTTAAATTGCCTTGCACAATTTTCACTGCTTATCTCTCCTGAAAAGAAGGATTTTGGATTAAAAAACCAAGTCGGATAACCGTTGTAACCACGTCTAATTGTGTAAACATCTTTAAATACTTCGTCACCTTCTGAAGAGTAGTTAGTTATATAATGCGAAGAACGAACCGTTGCGTTATCAACCGATATAATACTGTTTTGTAAAGTAATAGTGATAGGTATGCGAAACTTATCCAGACGTCCCGTAGTATACGTTTCTTTCCCTGTCAGCGCCACCTTGCAAATTCTTCTCACAACCACACCACGCTTGAAATCGACATAATCCGCATAGTTTCTGATTTTGTGGAGAGGTTCAGAACCGATATAGACAGGAGTAGTAACGGAGTTAGTACCATTTGAAACCGTCACGGGAATTTTATAACCGTTCAATTCAGCATCGTATTCCCCCACTCCCCGAACCTCAACCGGATTTTCAGGAGTGGGAATGCCGTCCTGCACGGTATTCCCATAAATGCGGTAATCCTGCAAATATCCGCCACGGCTCGTAAATCGTAATGGCGGAACACCGGAAATTTCAGAAACACCGTGTTTTTGCTGGTACAGATACCCCCAAAGCCTTGCCATTGGGTCAGAGACTGGAATGCCCTTGTCTGCTTTTAACATATCAAAAAGGTTCATAAATATCCTCCATTCAAAATGTTTTGATATTCCAGCTGGAAAACAGGAGTATTTTTGCATAAAAACGTCAAACATTTTCTGATGTTTCCTTGTTTTCGGGGACATTTTGTTGAATTTCTTTTGTTTCGACAGAGATACCAATAGTTTCCAGCTGTCCTTTACTCAGGCTCAAAGACGTAGGCGAAACGGCATTTGTCGCCGAGCTTTCATCCTGATTGACCCAGACACCGGACGAATTGAGGACATAAAGGACTCCCGTATCAATAGCGAAAGCGATTGAACCACAAGCCCAGCTTTCCTTTGCAGTGGGAATATCTGTCGAAGAATCCGCCCATATATCGACAAATTGTTTAAGCTTGTTGCCGTCCGTTCGGGGATCTCTGATTTTAATTTCGTATCCCATGATTATCACTCCTTATCACTGTTATTTTTCAACTGCTCCAATGCTTTTTTGAGGAAGTCAGGCAAGGGAACACCCAGTTTTCCGGCATTTTCGAGGATGG